AAAGAGTATAACTTGGAGTATAGCTTCCACTTCCATGTAATGAAGAACCTAAACTAGCTCCTCCTCCTGTTTGTGTTGCAGGTTGTATATTCATATCTTGTGGGCTATAAGTAGTAGTGTTATTTTTATCATCTGAAGTAACAGTATTTTGATTATTACTAACAACGTCTGAGGTAGAACTATCTTTAGATTTAGCAGTATTTACAAAACCGTATTTCTTTTTAATAATACCACTTAAATCTTTTCCGCCCCAAATTTTTCCGTCTAAATATTGTGTGCCATCTGGTGCTATTGCAACTCTACCTTTTACTTGCCACCCTTTTCCTTCTAAAGCTTTTTGAGCGGCTGTTGTAGTCATATAAGCATTACTACCACCTTGAGTATTATATCTATTTGCAGACATATTTAAAATATTTTCTACAGGAACAATATTATTATCTACAGCTTCATTTATAAATTTTGCTAAAGCGTCTATATGGTTTCCACTAAATCCTTTTTTACCTCCGTAAGCATTATACTTTAATGCATACCCGGGATTATTACTGTTATATAATATGTGTTCAAGAAATTGTTTTCCAGTTTTATTATTTTTTCCTGCATAAGGAAAACTTGTATTTAATAATTCATCACTAAATCCTTGTTCACCAAATTTTTTTAAAAAATTGTTTTTATCTTTTTCTTGTTGTAAACCTAATGCAACAAACTGAGCAGCCCCTCCTAATATAGCTATTGGAGCTTGTCCTAATACAGCACTAAATAAAGGAGCCATTCCTGATTCCTGTAACTGAGATTTAAATGTGTCTACTCCAGAAAGTAAGTTACCCCCAGTATCAGAACCAGTTTTTTTATTTGTAGTATAATAAGCATTTATATTATCTTCATTTACATTATCAAAATGTGCAGCATAATTTTGTTTACTTTTTAAATTTGCTCCAGTACTAAAATAAGTATTATCAGAAGTTCCTACAGCATTTACTGCAGAATCTCGAAAAGGTGTTAGTGTGTAAGCATTATTTGATGTTAAATTACGCATTTGTTCAGCGTAAGGGTCAGACATATCTGTTACTGCTGAAGAAGATACTGTACTTGCTAATGTAGCCTTATTGCCATCATCTTCTTTACTAGTAGATTCTTTTGAAAGTTTTTCTACATCAGGTGTCATATTATAAATAGAATCTGTTAACACATTTGGTTGCGTACTAGATACTATATCTACATTAGCTATATCTTTTTCATCTGGCCGTGCCATTAAATCTCCCTATTTGTTTTTTTCTGAATCTTGAACATTATCCTTGAGGCTCAGAAGTTGTTCCAGTAAAATTGCTTTCCCCTGATTGCGGAACATTTCCTGTTCCGATGTTGCCACCACCAGTGCCCGATGGGTTACTTGGGTTTGCTCCCGGAGGTACTCCTGCAGGGCTTCCCATGCTACCTGATTGTTGGTTAGGGCCTTGAGCTTGCTCATTATTTTCTTGTTGGACATTTAAACCTTTCAGCATTTCTGCAAATATTTGTGCATCATTAATATTATTAACCAGACTATCTGGGTCAATATCTTGTGCAATTGCTAGCTCCCTCATTAAATTAGGTATTTTTATAAATGGTGCTAACATAGGATTAGCTACAGTTTGTAATAAAGTTGTTAGTCTTTGTGACCTAACTTCTTTTTGCATTACACTTGAAACACCATTTGGTTTAATTTCTAAATCTCCTACAATATCCGGGTTACTTTCATCAAATTGCATATTCCATTGAAAAAATGCTTCACCTAATGGTTTAAGTAAAAAATCATCTATATTTTTCATTACTGTTTTTATAGATAAATTAGCTCCACTTAAAAGCATTGAAAGACCGGATGATGTTCTACCTGTTCCCGAAACTCCTGTTTGCCCGTGCATAACAGAAGGTATACCTGTTTCTTCATCTGCAAGTTGTCTTGCTTGCATATACATCTGTAGATTTTCTGGTGCAGTATTAGGAAATTTTAAGCCATTAATTGCGGTTCCTGTGACACCAGATTGTCGTCTAAAAATTTTTCCCGGAAATATATCCATATTTTGACCCGGAACTAAAGATGCTTCATCAACATCAAAAACTAAATTACCTGCTAAAGCTAAGTTATCAATAGCCATTCTAACATGACCATTCATAAGAAGCTGTGCATCTTCCATATTTTCTGGTACACCAATACCAAATAATTGATAAGGATTTATTTCATAAGGTAATACATGATATGGAATACGCTCTGGTGTAAATGGATTTAATACTGCTCTTAACAATTTTCCATTACATACCCAAGCATTTATTTGTATTTGGTCTAAAGGTGAAGTAATATTATCTGTTTCTAAACCAATTTCTTGTGCAAAATGAGAATCTAATGTTCCCCAATATTCTAATACTTCATATCTATCAACTTCAAAATTACCTGATTGATTATCATAAGATTGAATAATATCTTCATAGTATTCATTCATATAATTTGAACCCATACCTAAACACTCACTTATAGCATTTTCATCAAAGTATGGTAGATTAGTTAAATTTCGTAATTGATTTCTACTAAATTTATGTCTTTCAATAGTAAAATTACAATCAGAAATAGAAGTTGCATCTGGGTCAGGAAAAAAATCCCAACAACTTACACCTTCTATACGAGGTACTTCTTTATCATAAGGAACATATTGTTTTCCTGATTCCCATTTATGAACTTTTTTTAAAAAATTAAATGGGCCTTTAACAATACCTGTTCCTAATAATACTGATTCAAATATTGAATGACGTAAAACATTTGTTGCATTTGAATCTAATAACTGGTCATGAATTAATTTTTCCATTCTACGAGCAGTTTCTTTTGCAGGATATATTTCTGGTTGATTAGGAATACGAGCTTTTCCATCTATTAAATTTGCTCCATCATATTCCGCTTGTAAACCTCCTAAGTTATTTTCTATAGGAGTTGCTTCTGTTGCACCCGGCAATAGCTCTTTACCATCACCCGGAAAACCTACAGAAGATTGTAGTTGTTCTTCACCCGGTACGCCTAAGTGCATTGTTTCTGCAATACCTTCTGGTACAGGAGTTGGATTAACTGTTATTGGAAATTTTTTATTTGCAAATAAAACATCAACAATTTGTCCATAAGCAGCTAAAGTTTTAGTTTTTGTAATTTTAATAAAAACTTTACTTTTTTCACTGTCTCTAAATTGAGTTGTACTATCATATACACCTCTATAATTCTTAAATGCACGCAGCCATCGCCCTTCGTGGCTTAATCTAGCTGTTTTAGATTCTTGAAATTTAGATGTTATATAACCAACAATACCGGGAGCATCCTCCGCAGGCATTATAGATGTTTGGTCTGCACCTTTCGGTTCATCAACCATGTATTATCCTTATTTTAGTATGCTTTTTGTTTATCTGCGTTTAAAACTGCTTTATCTAATGGTTTAGACTTAGCTGTTGGTGTAGCTTGAATAATTGGATTTTCATTTCCTTCTGGAATTTCTTCTTTAAAATCCGGTTTCATTCTAGTTAATGGAGCATCCGCTCTATCAGCTTTTAATTTATCTGAACTCATTATATAGTCTTTACCATAGTTATAATTATTATCTGGCATTATTTTCTCCGTATTATATTAATTTATTTGAATACTCTTTTAGTATCCAAAAACTGTATCACTGGGTTCATAAGCAACCCTATTTTTAATTCTGTTTAACGTTGTATTTAGTGTTGGCTGATTAGATTGTCTAGTCATAATCATATACCTTAATGCATCGTATGCGTGGTCATCAGCTTTTGTATCTACATCTTCTGGATTTGTTTTTGATATAGGTATACTTGCTAATGTTCTAATTAAATTTGTACAAGTATTAAATATTTTTAATTTAGGTTCTGCTGTTTTAGGGTCTATTTGTAATCTTCTATGAACTTCTACTTTACCAGAAATTCTGTCTCTATCAGCAGGTAACCAACGAACACCATTTCGTATCATTGTTTCTGCTATACTTGGGCCTAAACCAACTTTATTCCAACAACTTGTATCTAAAATAGATAGAGCCATTTGAGGGTCAGTTCTTTCCATTTCTAAAATCATTTTAGCTAAAGCTTCACCTGTATATCCTGCTGAATACAACTCACGATAAATATAAATATTACCATCAAAGTCTACTGTACCCCATAATACACAAGATGGAGAAGCATACCCGTAGTCAGCCGCTCTAAATCTTTGCCATCCTATAGGAACTTCAAATGGTTCCATAGTATGTAAGTGTCTAGAGAACTCTGGAAAAGCTGCACCTTCAGCAACTTCCCAATCTCCTTCTAATAATCTTTTTCTTTCTACATCAGGTAAAGAACGAAGCATTGCTTCATACTGACCATCTTGCATTAAGTAAGGATTATCAGTTAATCGTGCAGGAATAAACTTTCTTTGAAATAAAGGTTGTCCTGCTTTTTCATGTTGTTCTGGCCATTTATATATTTCGCCAGAATCAATATCCCTAGCTGCAAATGTTTCATGCGGTGGTGCGGGGTCAATATACATTTTTTTAACCCACCATCCCCCTAAACCACCGGGGTTGGCTGTACACCTCATATAAGGTTTTATTTCTTGGTTGGTTGTTCTTAAACGAGAACGTAAGTACTCCCACACAAAAGGTGTAGGATAATGTGTTATTTCATCTATACCTATCCAGTTAAAAGCTTGTCCTTGGTATCTAGTAACATCTTTATCTCTATCTAAGTAAGAAAACCAAGCGGTTGCTCCACTAGGAAATATCCACATGGATTTAGATTCCTTAAATACTGCTCCCGGAAATGCTTTTGGATATAATTGCTTGCTTTTGTCAATCAACTCTGTTAATTCATCGAGTGTTCTCCTAATTAACAAAGCCCTATGGTCGGGTAAATGAGCATATCTAAGTAAATCAGCTAGTAGAGCATATGATTTTCCACCGCCTGCTGCTCCTCCATATAGAACATCACGTTCTGGAGATGCTAAAAAGTCTGTTTGTGGGCCTTCATTTGGCTTAAAAATAACATTTTCTTGATTTACCTGTTCTTTTACAGCTTTTGGTGCTATTTTTAAGTCATCTTCTGTTAAAACAGAGGGATTTTTACCTGTTAAAGTTCCTTCTATCTTTTTTAAGCCAGATTCTATGTATCTAACTTTATCTCTTTGTGCTTTTACCTGCTTTACCTTATTTTCAGCAGTTTTTTTAGCTTGACGAAGCTTTTTTTGAGCCGCCATGCGTGCCTTTGTTGCAATACTATAGTTATATTGTCTTTTAGGCTTTGGAGGAGGTACTTCATGCATCTAAAAATTTAGGTTTTCTAACATTAACATTATCAGCATAAACTTTTCCAGAATACATATACCGTTTACCACCTTTTTCAACTAGTATACCTCTATTCATATCTTTAGCAGTACCTTTTATTTGTGAACCTTCAACATCTTTTTGTATTTGGCTTTTTTCTTTCTTTTTTATACTAATTGTCATTTGCTATAGTTAATTTTGTATAATGTTTTCTTTTTGTAAGTAGATTTTTTATCTTTATTTTTTTTATAAGTTTTATAATCTTTTTCATATCTAATATCTAAAAGTTCTGGGTAATTTTTAGACTTACCAGTATATAACCAGTCTTCTCCATATGCTCTATTATTAGACTGCATCTTAATACTACTATTATCTTTTAATGGTAATTCTTTAAATTTCTTTTCTTTCATTCTTTTCCCCTAATACTTTTTTTCTAAGGCCTTGTGCTGATATTTTTCTACCTGTTGTGGCTGAAAGCCAAGTAGCAACTTCCCTATAAGAGCAAGATTGAAGATAATTTTTTGCTTTTCTATAAGCCTCAAGCTCTTCTGAGATGGGTAATAACGTTTTTTTGTCTGTTTCATCTAATTTATATCCGAATGGTATTGTTGATGTTTTTCTTGTGTCTTGGGTGGTTGTGCTTTTCTCCATGCTAGGTAAACTATAAATTTATTATGTAATTGTTGGGGTTTAAGTGTTGATGGGTCTTCATTAAATTTTTCTCGTATCCAGTCATGAAATTTAGGGCTTTTTGTTGTTAAAAAGGGTTTGGGCATCTAATACTTAGGTTTCCTTACTCCTCCACCTTTTGCGTAGGTTTTTATCTTTCCGCCTTTATTCTTTTTATCTTTTTCTGCTCCTAATCCTCTTTTTCTTAGTGCTTTAGATAAACCTATAGAAGCACCCATTACGGCAGGAGGTGTAACAATTATTGTAGCAACATCAGCAGGTGTTGTTTCTAAAAAATCTCTTTTTATACCATCTTTCCACATTCTAAATGTTACTCTATTTTCATTAACTGGTGTTGATTCAGGATAACCTTTTTTTGTTTTTTTACCTTTTAAATCTATATCTTTTTTTAATTTCTTTTTAAAAATTGGTTCATTAGCCTTTTTAAGTATCTTTGATTTTGCTGCAGCTTTATCAAGTTTGTCAAAAGTTTTTTTAGCTGCATCATAAGCTTTCTTACCATACTTAGCTATTATATTAGCACGGCTTACTCCTGCAATAAGTAGTTTAACTATTATATTCATTTGTATTTACTACTCATTTATTATTTTTTCCTCTTGTTTGCTAGGTAATAAGACAACACCATGAATTGCTGTTACATTGTGGTCTACTGTTTCTCTAGAACCTATACCTATACGGTTTAAAAGGCTCTCTGCGGCTTTTAATCTAAGCTCGCCCTTGGGGGTTGTTCCATCTTCGTCTAAAGCACTTATTAAATTGTTAGCGGCTTTCATTCCATGTGTCGCTAAATAGTTCTGTGTTCGTTCTACTATCTCATTAGAAACTGAATTAACTAACCAAGAGCGTGATGTAGGCTCATATCCTGCGGTTTTCATTGCTTGGGGTACACTTCCACCGTTATCTATAAGAGCATCTACAAATGCCTCTTGTTTTTCTGTTAGTTCTTTCTTTTGTTTAGGTTTTTGAGGTAGTAGGTTCATTTAATATCTAACTTTTCTAACTCCGCCGCCTTTAGCATAGGTTTTTTGGTTAGTCATACCTTCTGCCCGTTCAGCATCAGTTAATTTCTTAAAAATTTTACCTTTATTTTGCCTCATCATCTTTTTATAATCATCCATCTGTTTTTTTAACTGTGATGGTAAAGGTATACTCTTTCTTAAAAAATTTGGAGGTAGTGTAGGAAGTCTTTTCTTTTCTTTTCTATCCTCGTTAAACTTTTTAAAAAACTCTCTAAGTCTCTTTAAATAATCTTCTTGTGTTTTTTTTCTAGTTATGTAATCTAACTTTGTTTTTTCTGTCATTCTATGTTATCCCCCAAGGTGTTACTTAGTACAGATTGCACCATATCTCCCTTTTGTGTTTACTAATTAAAGTGGTGGAGTATGTGCTTGTTTTGTACTCACCTTATTATATTATACACGGTATTTACTAGTTGTCAAGCTTTTTCTTTAAAAAAAATAATTTTTTACTTGACAAATCCGCACACAGGTGTATAATAGGAGGTACCCCCTTACCCGGGGGCTTACATCTATTATATAGATATATATGTAAGGGTACCGTAGGGGCAAGCGATTCCTAGTTAACAGGGTAATTTCTATAAAAATATATCGTATTTGTATACAGGCTGTACTACCCCCCCTAGTGACCCTCTAGTGCCCCATAATAAATATTTATATATTTCAATAACTTATACCTATTATAAGTCACGATAATTACTATACAAAAAAGCACCTAAAAAAGCCCCAGAAAACCGCCAATTATAAGTCACGATAATTACAGAT